CCCTTACTACGTCTGAAGCGGACTCCATCACCGACTATTCCAACCTTCGCCTGGAATTTGTTGCGTCCGGTGGCTAATTAGGGGGAACCATGCTCTGGATTCCACCTGAACCGACTTTGGTTGAAACAAACGCTGGCGGAGTCGGATCGGTTAACTTTGGTACGAGCGTTACCACCGGCTCAACCTCCTCGACAAAGGGGTCTTGGGCGCAACTCATCGCTTCCACCAGCTTCGATGCCAGCCTCGTCTACGTTGTAGTGCATGGATATCGCTCTGCGAACGCACTCTCCGACCTCTCAGTTGATATCGGGATTGGGGCATCCGGCTCGGAACAGGTCTTGATCGCCGACTTGCTCGCAGGCGGGGCTGCTTTGACGGGTAGCGGTGATACCGGCCCAAGAGAGTGGTTCTTTCCTCTCTACATTCCGGCTGGATCAAGGCTTTCTGCACGGGCTGCCGGTGATCGCACGAGCACCGCTCTGAGGGTTGCCATTTGGCTCTACGGTGGGAATAGCCTTCCCGCTTTTCCGATTGGGACTAAAGTCGTCACCTACGGGATGGGAACCGTTCCAGACGGAACGGCGGTTACCCCCGGCAACGCCGCAGAAGGGTTCTGGACTCAAATCACGGCCTCCACCAGCGAGAATCACTTCGCGCTCATCCCCTCATTCCAGGTCAACAACGACACCACCCAGACAAATGGCGTCCTGAACATCGACATCGGGATCGGGGGAGCCGGTTCGGAAGTCCAAGTTGGCTCGTGGTTTGCCATCAATAACGTGAACGAGTCGATGGGCTCCATGTTTCCACCCCTGCCTGCGTTCGTCCACGTTCCCGCCGGTACTCGCCTGGCAATGAGGGCATCCTTCTCGACTACCCCCGACGCTGGCTATACTGGTGTTATTCATGCGATAAGTTAGGTGAGTTGATATGGCAATCTCAGAAGCATATTCCGGCACTCAGACGGCGACCGTTGGCACCGAGCATACGCTGAATACCACCACCCCGGAGACGACCAATGGGGTCTACCAGTTCTACGTAGACGTTGCTAACATGGCGCTCGGGGATGAGTTGGAGATTCGGATCAAGGAGAAAGTCATCTCGAGCGGCACGCAGAGGGAGGTCTTCTACGCCAAGCGCTCTCATGCGCAGACGAGGCCGTTTGTCTCTCCGACACTCATCCTACTCCACGGGTGGGACTTCACGATCAAGCAGACTGCCGGAACTGGACGCTCTTTTCCTTGGAGCATTAGAAAGGTAGCCTAAGTTATGTCCGCCTTCTGGTGGTATGGCGGAGCAGCAGAGGCGGATCTACAAAGCGCACCTAGCAGTGCACAAGCAGAGATTAGCTGGGCAGAACTTCAAGTTCCGTCTTTGTCTGCCCAAGCCGAAGTTTCTTGGGCTGAATTTGAGGTTCCGAATGCAAGGGCTCAGGCTGAGATCTCCTGGGCGGAACTTGAGGTTCCAACCGCCCATGCTCAAGCTGAGGTTTCCTGGGCTGAAGTTGAAGTTCCTAACGCCAATGCACAGGCTGAAATCTCCTGGGCGGAGTTGGAAGTTCCAGAACTTGCAGGATGGGCTGAAATCTCTTGGGCAGAGTTGGAGACTCCAAATGCTCGTGCACAAGCTGAAATCTCATGGGCAGAGTTTGAAGCACCCAATGTTAGGGCTCAAGCAGAGATTAGTTGGGCAGAACTGGAAGTTCCGCTTCTAAGTGCTCAAGCTGAGGTTTCCTGGGCTGAAGTAGAGGTTCCTAATGCTCGTTCTTGGGCAGAACTGTCGTGGGCTGAAATGGAGTTTCCAAACGCAGCTTCATGGGCGGAGGTGTCTTGGGCAGAGTTTCAGGTTCCCAACGCTAATGCACAAGCAGAGATTGCCCATGCCCAGGTTGAATTTCCGGATGTTGGTGGGGGTGGCGGAGGAACCCTCTTGCAAGATAAGCATATTCCCCACCATTCCAAGTAAACAGAGGAGATAAATGGCACTTCCAGCGCAGTTTGTAAACGCGGTTGCTGTTACCCCACACGACACCAACCTGAACGAGTTTAGCGCCCTATACGTTGGTGGGGCTGGAAACCTAACTGTTGAGACGGTTGGGGGCCAGACGACAACCTTTGCAGCGGTTCCTGCGGGTACCTTTGTCTATGTAAAGGTTCGTAGGGTCAAGTCAACCGGTACTACGGCTACCAATATCGTGGGCCTAAGCTAATGATTGTCTGTGGGTGCATTCGTCCGCCCACAATCAATCTTGTAGCTGAATCCATAAGCAAAGGTATTGGTAGAAAGGTCGTTGAAACGAGGATCCGAATGTATGGTTCTACTGTTCCAGACCCCATCAAGTGGTGTAGTGACTGTGGGCGCTACTACAATTCCAACTCTCCGCATGAGTGTAATATGCGGGCAATCAAAGAGAACCGCGAAAGCCTTGAGAGGTTTCTCAAGCACTACAAAGTAATCGAAGATTTAGAGGAGTAACATGGCTCTCGGCTCAGTTACAATCGTCAAGAGGACTATCTTTGGCGATCTCAACGTCACCATTTGTGACGTTCAGCCCACTTCGGGTGCAAACTATACGACCGGCGGGGAGATCTTTGGGCCTGCTCAGATTAGGGCTACCGGCACCATTCTTGGCGTCCTCTGGATTGGAGGAGGCACCAACAACGCTAACCAGCCCGTGCCTAAGTGGGTTCCGTCCACCGGTAGGCTGATGCAGTTTCGTCAGGTGGATGCATCCACGGTGGGTCTTGCTGAAGCAGCGGCGAACTCTGACTTTTCTTCCGCTGCGCATTCCCAGCGACTTCTAGTCATCCATAGGTAAACCAGGAGGGGTAAATGCCTGACTTTCATCGACAGGACGGCATTACCCTTACTGAAGAAGATGTTGTCGATCTTCTAGCTAGGTATCCACAAAAGTTCCTCTGGTTTGCTCAGAAGAAGTACCATCCTCACTATTGGCAGTTCCTTTTCCACACCAATACAAACCCGGAGACTGGTAGACTGTGCCGGTTCAGGCACTTAGTAGCCGGACGGCGTGGTGGGAAGACGATGAGTGCGGCCTGGGAAATTGTGTTCTACGCTCTCCATCCAGAGGTGTTCCATCAAGACCTTCACGGGGAGCAATCCTCCAGACCCCTCGTTATTTGGGTTGTTACCCAGGACTACCCCATCGGTCTGTGGGCGAAGCTAGCTATTCGGGAAGCGCTAACAACGTCCGGACTCCAGGAGGGTGTGGATTACAAGGAAAACCGAGGCCATCAGTGGATTGAGTTCTCCAACGGGTCATTCCTACTGTTCAAGACCGCCGATCAGCCGAACAAGCTGAGAGGTGCTGGGGTGGACATCATGTGGTTTGATGAGGCCGCCGTCATTGTGAACGAGGAAGCCTGGTTGGTTAGCTCACCGGCTTTGGCTAATACCTTGGGTATGTTCATCAGTACGACTACCCCGGATGGAAAGAACTGGTTCTACAATGAGTTCTGGTCTGACATAGCCAAAGCTAGCCCAGCACAAGGACGGGTTGAGTATTGGTCTATTGACAACCCGTACTTTACGAAAGAGGAGTGGGACCGCCTTTCTCGGGAATATCATCCCTTCAAGTTCAAGCAGGAGTTCATGGCGTCCTTCGACGCTATGGAGGGGCGAGAACTGTCGGGTTCCTGGTTGCACTACTATCCTGCTAGTGAGCTGGATCAGTATAGAGATTCATCCGGAAATCTCACCGGGCTGACGATGTATGTTGCTGTTGACCCGGCGATTTCACTTGCGGATACCGCAGACCGGTTCTCAATCGCAGCAATTGGTGTAACCCCCGATAGGCGGCAGGCTTACTTGGTTGACCAGTGGGCTGGAAGAATCCCCTTCCCTGAGCAGGTTGACAAAATCAACCAGTGGTATCACAAGTACAGCCCATTCGGGATCGGGATCGAAAAGACAGCATATCAGATGGCTCTAGTCCAACAGATCCAGCGATTGGAGGGTCTGCCCCCAGTTGTGCCGCTATGGGCACCCACTAAGAAATCCATGCGGATTCTTGCAATGGCACCATTCTTCCGTACCGGAAGGATCAAGATCAGCAAAGATCATGTTGACTTCATCAACGAGTGGGTCAACTATGATTCCACGAAGAAGAATCCCCAGGATGACTGTCTGGACTCCGTAGAAATGGCACTACGGCTTGCTGGTGTAGTCCTACCGAGCCAGCAGCGTCCAGAAGAATCCCCTATTCTCACCGGAGCTGCGACAACAACCGATATGTGGAGTGACATTGCTGCCAAAGCTTCGGCCAGGAGAAAGGAACAGTATCAGATGGACGAACATCTTGGAAGTGAGTGGTAATGAAGCTTACCTTTGGAGGCAAACTAGATAGACCCAACGTCTGCTTTCTGTGTGAAACCACCCCCGAACCGGGGTCTAAGGTTATTGACACCGAACGCTACTTCGATGGGTTTCCCCACAATCTGCGGGGGCGTCGTTACGTTTGCGAAAAGTGCGTCAATTCAATGGTCAAGTTCTTTGACCTAGCAGACTTGGCCACCGTCGAAAGGGCGCAGGCTGAAGCACAGTTTGCCCAGGATATGCTACAGGGCCTCAAGAGGCGTGTATATGACCTTTTTGAGGACCTAAGGCAGATTGCTGAGAATCCCAATATTCTAGTGGAGGCTGGGGATGTTCCGAAAGAGAGACCTGGAAGCGCAACTGTGGGTGATGTCCCGCACGTTGAAGCTGACCCAGGATTTGCTGGCGTTGGAGAGGCAGAAGAACTCTCTAGCATTAGCACGGATCGAAGCTCAGCGGGAGGACATTCGGCGGCTGCTCGAACGTATTCAGGAGCTAGCCTCTCAGAGTCCCCCTACGCGCAGTAAGACCCCCCTCTACATGAGCGAATCCGAGGAGGATATTCGCTTCATGCGGGATACCGAGCAGATTAGCATCGCGGAAGCAGAGGATATGCTCCGCCAGCTACAGTTTGATAACCAAACTATCCTCGTGGATGATGCAGAGGATCTAAGTCTATTCTAGGAGAATGAATGGCTGATTCAGACAAGGCGGCAGGTCAGACTAAAGATCCGGGTAGTCTGCGCACTGCTTCCGATCTAAATGATAAGCTGGACAGCCTGAAGCGTGGGCGTCAATTGCTAGAGGCCCAATGGAAGCTAAATCTAGCCTTCTACAAGGGAAAGCAGTATACCTACTACAACAAAGCCCTGCGAAGGTTGGAAACCCTTCCTGTTGAAGATGGCGAGAAGCCTCGCTATCGGGTACGAATCGTCAACAACCAGATTGCGCCAGGGGCTCACGCGCTTCTGGCAAAGCTGACCAAGACGAAGCCTGTTACCCATGCGATCCCTGCTTCCGGTTCAAATGCCGACGTCAAAGCGGCGCAGTTGGCAGACAAGCTCCTAGAGCATTGGTGGAAAGAGTTCTCTCTCGACGATAAGCTTGCAGAAGCCCTTCTGTGGAGTATTATTACCGGGCAGGGATATTGGAAGATTACCTGGGACCCAAATGCGGGTAAGCAGATGCGCTTCCTTCTGGATCCCAATGGGCAGCCGATTACGGATTCCGCCCTACAGGACCTATTCCGGGCAGAGCTAGCTAATGCTGGTGTTCAGCCGCAGGAGCAGGTCGTCTATATGGGGGACATCAAGGTTGAAGTTCTCTCACCCTTCAACGTTTACTGTGACGATTCCGCCCAGGTCTTTGAGGACGCCAAGTATGTCATTTGTATCCACTACATGACTCCGGAGGAGATCAAGAAGAAGTGGGGAGTTGACGTCAAACCTGACTCCCTTCCGTCTGGACTTGATCTTGCGCCTACCCTCCCTGGTTCCTCGGTTAATTCTACTGAGCCGAGTGTTAAGGGCGTTAACGTAGGGTACTTCCTACCCCAGCCAACACTTCCTAACGGGCGGGTTGTCGTTTGGGTCGATGAGCATATTCTGGAAGACCATCCTTGGCCGTATCCGTTCGACAAGCTACCCCTTGTCAAGTTTCCCGGTATTCGTGTTCCCGGACAGCTCTACGATATGGGCGACGTGGAGATCGCCATCCCTATTCAGAAGGATCTCAACAAGACGATTTCTCAGATTGTAGAGTACAAAAACTTGACGCTCAAGCCGCGTGTGTGGGCTCCCACTGGATCGCTTACCGGTGTTCGGCTTACGTCTGAACCTGGTGCGGTTTATGAGTACAACATCATTGGCGACCACCGCCCGGAGATTGAGCAGCTTCCGGCGATTCCCCCGTACGTCTTTGAGCATCTGAAGAACCTGCGAGACGACATTCGTCAGGCATTTAGCATCGTCGATATCACCGAGGGTACGCCTCCCCCGAACGTGGAAGCCGGTATCGCCATCGACCTTCTGCAGGAAATGGCAACCGATCGCCTGGCACCCCGGGTTATTCTCCTGGAACGTGTTCTGGCTAGAAGTGGGGAGCTAATGCTAAGCTTGGCCCAGGCGTACTACAAAGAGCCGCGCCTTCTGAAGATCTATGGCAGCGGGGGTAGTGCGAAAGCCAAGCGGTTTACCCAAGCTGATCTTCAGGGAGGCGTCTCTATTCATGTTGAAACCGGTTCTGCCCTTCCGCGTACCCGCGCTGGTAGGCAGCAGAGGATTCTGGACTATGTGGATAGAGGCGTCCTCAGACCCGACCAGGCTTACAAGTACCTCGATATCGCAGACTTGGAAGGGCTTTCTACGCTGTTCCAGGCTGACGAAGACCAGGCTTACAGAGAGCACGATAAGCTTATCGCGGGCGAGCCCATCAATGTTGTGGCTATGATGAATGCTCAGATGCAGATTCAGAACGGTGAAGCTGTTGGGCCTGAGGGAGAGCCTGTTACCGATCCTGAAGCAGCTCAGCAGTATATCGAGCAGGAATCGCTTCGCCCGCATCCGTTTGAAAACCTACAGACACACCTAGACGTACACAGTCTGTTTATGAAGTCTACTGAGTTCGAGAGTTTGCCGATGGAGGTTAAACAGAGGTTCCTCACGCACTTCTCGCTGACTCAGGAGGCTCTAGCTCAGCTGCCGAAGCCCATTGAGTTCAAGGCGGTTACCCCGACGCTCCAGATCAAGAGCACCGCTGGTCCTACGGCGATCTCCAAGATTCTGGATCGGGCGGGTATTGACGTCACTCCTGAGGAAATGCAGGAGCCGCCGCTTGAAACGTGGGTCACCGATAGCCTTGACAAAATTGACCAGGATGAGGCGGGTAATGACCCGCTTACACCCCTGGATATGCAGCTCAAGGCTATGGAGATTCAGACTAAGCTGGCCGATGCAGCCATTCGATCTGGAACTATCGCCCAGCAGAATCAGATGAAGGCTGAGCAGCACTTCCAGCAGTTGGGTAGCCAGGCCGGTATTCAGGTTCACAAAGAGCGTGAAGCCAAAGCCAAAGCTGACCTTGCTGAGAAGAAACTAAGAGAAAGTTCCTTCAAGCCGAAGCCTACGCCAAGAGGGAAGTCTAATGGCAAGGCGTAAGTATACCGACCGCGATAAGGCAATTGTCTACGCGGAGCTAATGGTAAATGAAGGGAACATTAAGCGTACAGCTAGGAATACCGGCATTGATGTATCCGCTGTACGCCGTTGGAAGGCGGAGTGGGAGGCAAACGGAGTTCCCCCTGAGATTACTAAGGAGGTTGAACACGTTGCCTCCGACTTCGTTTCCGATGCTGTCCGAATCAGAGGAAAACTGCTGCAGAGACTAGAGGCGGTATTGGATGCTGGCGACCGTGCCACCATTCCGCAGCTGGTTACCGGTATCGGTGTTCTTTCGGACAAAATCAGGGCATACGAAGCCATTACGGAAACCAAGAAGGTGGAACACACCTTTACGCTCCCGCCAGTTGATGAACTTCGGGAACTGTTTTCCGGACTGGTTGGTGGTATGCTAAACGCGGCCCGCGAGAGGGCAGCAGAGATCGAAGCCTTCGAGGAACCAATCTCTACGACCTATAGAGAACTCCCGAAGGCAGAGGAGGACTAATCTTACATGAGCGAATATGACGCGGCTTTGGGTGCATTCCAGAGGGCTTTTGAGGAGGAGGCTTCTCCTCAGAGCGGGAACCAGCACGATGCGCAGCCTAACCAGGCTGTTGCTCCAGAGACGACCCCTGTCGATCAAGAGAGTCAACCGGATCTTCCGGCCTCCAAGAGTATCGACCTTAGCGGCCTTCCTGAGGAGGCGCAGATCTACCTTCGTGCTCGTGAGCGCGAGATGCAGGCAGACTATACGCGCAAGACCCAGGAGGCTGCGGCGCTGAGAGCTGAAGCTGAACAGGCTATGCAGTTCATTCAGGCGCTAAATTCGGACCCACAGTTTGCTCTCCAGGCTTATCAGACGCTAGGGCAGCAGCTAGCGCAGCTTGGGCTTCTTCAGTCTGATGAGGAAGTTACCTATGATGAGTATGGACAGCCTGTGGAGCCCGATCCCTATGCAGCGAAGATTGCCGAGCTTGAGGCATGGCGTGACAAGATGCAGGAGGAATGGCTTACTGCAAATCTATCCGCCCAGCTGGACCGGCAGATCGCCACTATCCAGAGTCAGCATCCAGATTGGGGTGAGCAGGATTTGCAGGCAGTCATCGACCTTGGTTTTGCAACCAATGGGGACCTGCTAGCTGCCGCAGAACAGTATCAGGCGATTCAGGACAACATCCTGAGCCGATACCTCTCTAGTAAGGCTTCTGTTACCACCCCGGCATCACTTCCCAACAGTAGCGGAAACCCGGTGCCTCAGAAGCCGAAGACGGATGAAGAACTAAGGGCGGCAGCTATGGAGATTGTCCGGGCCAATCTCGGTTAACCACTTCTCTCTAGGGCTGTTGGTTAAGTTCTACAAGAGGAGTAACTGATGGCCTTTCTTGGCGCATCTGTTGCCCAAACTCTCTCTGGTGTTCTCAAGGATGTTTACCTCGGCAGTGTCGTCGAGCAGCTAAACAACGAGGTGCTGATTCCTCAGCGCATCGGTAGGGAGACCCAGGAGTTTGCGGGCAATCAGGTCGTCCTCTCTGTCCATAAGCAGCGATCCTCGGGTGTGTTCGCTCGCGGTGAGAACGTTCAGTTCGCCGATCCTGGTGCGCAGCTCTACGCGAAGCCGGTCTACGACATCAAGGCCCTCTACGGTCGGATTCGTATTACCGGTCTTGGCCGTGTGAAGACTGCATCCCAGGCGGGCGCGTTCCTGAGGGTGCTCGAGGGCGAGATCAACGGGATGAGGAACGATCTCAAGATGGACCTCGCCCGTCAGCTCTACGGGGATGGTACTGCCCGGATTTGTTCCGGCTCTGCCTCCTCGTCCAACACCATCGATATCCGCCCGCTCTCGGGTGGTACTGTCAATACGGCCGAGCCCCTTCGCAAGGGTGAGATCTATATTGGCATGCAGATCGATGGTGGGACCCAGGCATCCCCGACCGCGAGTTTCGCGAACCGGGGCGTTACCGACGTCAATGTTTCCACCGGCCAGATCACCATTGATGGTGCTCCGGTGTCCATGACGTCTGGTACGCACTTCATCTTCCGGCAGGGTAACGCTGCTCCTGGTGGCGTTTCCTACGAGATCTCCGGTCTCCAGCAGGTCGTGCCGACTGCCCCCAACACGTTTGGTGGCATTGACGCTGCGGCCCCTGGTAACGGTTGGTGGGATGCGCTCCGCATCAACGCTGCGGGTGCCCTTACGCTCGATCTTATGACGCAGGCTGTCAACACCGTCACGGTTGCCGGTGGGGATACCTCCGCTATGATTGCGAGCCCGGGTATGCAGCGTGCGCTGTTCAACCTGCTCCAGCCCCAGGTCCGGTATGTTGAGCCTATGACTCTCCACGGTGGGTTCAAGGCTCTTGACTACTTCGGGCAGCCGTTCATTGCAGATCGGCAGGCTCCGTTTGGGAGGATTTACTTCCTGGACGAGAAGCACCTGAAGATGTTCGATACCGGTGACTGGAACTGGCTGGATGAGGATGGATCAATTCTGAAGTGGGTTGTCGGCTATGACGCTTGGGAGGCGGTGCTTGCTAAGTACTGCAACCTTGGCGCTCAGAGGCGGAACGTCCACCTGGTCATGTACGGTCTGACGGACGATCCGAACGGGATTTAGTCTAATCCTGTTGGTATGTGGGGGGCTGCCAATTTGGTGGCCCCCTACAGTCCACTCAACAAAGGGAGAAATATGCAGCGTGAACTAGCGCAGATTTGGCTTCCAGTTGGTTATGTAACTAGAGAACTAATTGCTGCGCGAAAAGCTGCGCAGGAATATGATCCCAACCTAGACTTTGGGTTTAATGAAAAGACGCAGCAGTATTGCGTCTATCTTAAGGCTGGCTCCAATGATGCCAGCAAGTATGGCGATCTTCCTATTCTTGGGTTTATCCCGCCCACCAGGATTCCGTCGCCAGAGGAAATCAAGAAGCGGCTATACGAGTCTGATGCCCTTCGACGGGGACAGGAAATCCTGGACGAATGGAATCGCCAGAACGATCTCCTAATGAACAAAGACTACTCAGATGTAGATGGACAACTGGCAGAAGCATTGGCTTGGGGATTTAGAAAGCAAGGCTCAGAGAAAGCCCCAATTCAGGTCTATATGCCAGTAGAAAAGGAACGGTAATGTATATCCCTGGAGATCCTTTTGAGCAGCGCAAGCGTGCTCTAATTTCTAGGCTTACGGCTGGACGTGGTAGGGGCTCTGGTTTTGGGGGATTCCGTGTTGAACGGCCTGCGGCTTTTCTATCGAGGGGCCTCGGAATGGGGTCCGGTAATCCATTTGTAACGCGGGCAGCCGGTCTTGCACAGGCGTTGAGTGGTTATGGTGGGAGTACGACGCAACCCGCCGGACCCTTGCCTCAGAATCCCGAGTTCCCACCTCTTGCCCCGCCTTCTGTCCCAACGCCTGATGCTGGGGTGTTTACTGCTGCACTTCCAATGGGTCGGATTTCCCTATCTCCGCCAAGTATGGCGAACATCTTTACGACGCTACAGGAGCAGCTCTCTAACTACGGTCTTCCCGGTAGATTCAAGGTTTTGTAATGGACGTTTCCGAGATTCTAAGCGAGCTGGTAGATCACGGTTTTGAGGACACCAGTACAGAACGCAAACTGGCAAAGATTAACGATGCCATTTGGGACATTGAATCTCGTGAGCCATGGCCTTTTTTGGAGAAGACGGTTGCCCTAAACTTTGACGGATCTTCTCCAACCCCAACCAATATGCCCTCAGACTTCAAGACGGTTCTGTGGCTATATGACACCATGAATGGTGTAACCATCTGGCCGGAAAGACTATCTACGATCCGGGATCGATATGGGAATCAGTTGAACCAAGTTGGGAGTCCTGCGAGCTACTACTTCATCGGAAATACGCTCCGCCTTTATCCGGTGCCTCCTGCCTCTACGGGTAGAATCCAGATGGATTATGTGGCGACCCAGCCCGAGGTGAACGCCAATACAACGTCTTCTCAGATTCTTATACCCGCAAGACATCATCAGGCGATTGTTCTTGGGGCACTCTGGCGGCTCTACAAGATGGAAGACGATCCTGAGAACGGTAATATGTTCCAGATCGACTATGAGAACAGAATCCAGCAGATGCGCGAAGATCTGTTCCGCAGGCAGTATCAGCGAGCAGATCAGATCTACGTCATCGATGAGGACGAGATTTTCGACTACTACAACAATTAAGGGGGCTTAATGGCTACGCTACAAGTGGAGACTTTCGACGGTCTTCCCGGAGGTATGAACCTAGCGCAGCCTGCACATACGCTCGAAGACTTCGAAGCCCGCTATCTGCAGGATGTCTTGCTGGACTATCCTGGGCTTGTTCGGCGTAGAGGTCCTGTTCGTGCTGCTGCTGGCTTTCCAACCTTCACCAAAAAGGGGTGCGGGATTGTTGGGACGATTACCCCAGCCGGGAATTATCGTGTCGGGGTGCTGGTTGGAGACAATAGCACCGGCCAGTTTCAGATGCTTTCAGACGACTTTGCATCTGCAGTCGCCATTCCCTGGAACGGAACTCTCCCACAGGACCCCTATCCCATCGTTGATGCCAAGCCTGCCCTTTTTGGTGGGGTTGTCATTGGTACTTCGTCGCAGTATAATGCGGCCTCTCCGACCCAAACGCTTGCCTTCTGGAGGGGCGGAAACAAGCCCGACTATTCAACTGGTACGATCTCATTTACCCTGGGCTCTCGAACTGTTACCGGCAGCGGAACTGCCTGGCTTGCTAATATCAGCTCTGGTATGTATATCTTTGCTAATACGTCGGACACTTCGAGAGGAAACTTCACCAATACGCTCATTGGCGTCGTCAAGTCGGTGGATTCCAATACCCAGCTGACTCTGCTAGATCCATCCCCTTACACCTCTACAGGCCAGGCATACTTGGCTACCTCCATTAGGGGACTTCAGTACAGGATTATGAAGGGTCGTATTACGACCTCCACGTCTTCAACGACGGTTACCGGAGCGAATACCAAGTTCCTTTCCCAGGGGATGAACGTCGGAACCTGGAACATCTATCGGGCTTCAGATATGGCTTGGGTTGGGAGGGTTGCTACCGTCAACAACGAGATTTCGGTAACCCTGGCTGCCAACGCAGCCCTTGCCCTTAACAACGAGAAGTATGTGGCTCTAAGAGGGGATGGCAATTGGTCGCTAAGTACAATGGGTTCCGACAACAAAGTTGGGTTCCTGAGCGCTTTTTACGCCGGACGACAGTGGTATGCAAACAACGGCAGAGCCCTTACTCGAACGTCGAGGGTTTGGTTCTCGGATACCGGCGATCCCGAGGGATTGGATCTTTCCGCCTTTGATGGAGACTTCTTTGACGTCAGTTCCTCGGTCGGAACGGATACCCCCATTAAGGCACTGGTTCCGGCATACAACGGGCTGGTTATCATCAAAGAGAATGAGACCTTTGCGATCACCGGGTCTTCTCCAACCACCTTCACGCTCAAAAAGATTCACGACGACGGAACGCTCTCCGGTATGTCGGCCCAGCCGTATGGTGGGGGCGTTATTTGGGCTGGTGTAGACGGCATCTTCTTCTACGACGGCATCAACGTTACTAACCTAACGGAGAACAAGCTTGGTGACTACTACAAGAACGCCGTTAGGAACATGGACCCCAACACCTTCCGTATGTGGGCAATGGTTGTTCGTGGCCACTACATGCTCTATGTGGAGAACATGAGTCCAAACGTTGGTGTCCAGAAGGGGGCGCTTTCCTACACTCCATCGGCGCTGACTATCGTCATCAACCTGAATACCCGCGCCTTTTCCCTCTTTACCAATGTAGCAATTCGCGGGTTCGTGGAAACCCCGGCGGATACCGGCAAGCAGGTTCTTTATCTCGTCAACAGCACGGCTGGGGCACGCATCTGCCAGGCTTTTGACCTGTTCGATGTGGACGCCAATGATTCCATCCTTTGTGATGCCGGGCAGAGTGCTGCATTCTACAGGTATGGGCAGACCTCAGTCGGAGATGCAACCACCTTTAATGGTGTAGCAAATACCAAGTACTTCTCTAAGATCAGTCTGGCAGCTCCGGCTGCTGTTCAGCGAATCTCTGTCTACAGTATAGGTCAGGGTGGTGGGTCTGCTACCTGCAATGTTAGGGCGGGTATCTACTCCGATGTTGGCGGGTCACCTTCCGCGCTCCTGGGGACGTCAAATGTTGTGGTTCTCAAGCAAGACGACGGACCCGCCTTTAGGGACTATACATTCACCACCCCCGTAGAGTTGGAGGCAGGCGACTATTGGATTGGTGTTCAGGTTGAAACCAGCGGAAGGGTGGCCTTCTACCGGGGGGCGACTGCTGGTGGCATCAACTTCAATACCGACGCCTACTCAGATGGGCTTGCAAACCCATTTGGGACGCCATCTACGAGCAACGGACCGCTGATTGCTTTTGCCCAGGTGCTTACGTGTGGGCCGGACTTCTATGTGGAAAGCAAGAAGTTCACTCACGGGGATTCCATGATTAAGAAGCTGTTCAAGCAGCTTTCGCTGAACTACATTGTTCAGGGGGATTCCCTACGTTTGGATACCGTTCCGGGTCTCACCAATATCGGTAAGACTTCCACAGCGGCATATCCCCAAACGGTTTATACCTGGGATCAGATTGCACTACTTGCAGGCTCTTGGGACAACCTGGCGTTGCTGTTCCCCACGTGGAATGGACTGGTTGAAGCCAACTTCAAACCCAAGAGAGTCAAGTTTCTCAAGAGATCTCAGATGATGAGCTTCCGACTCTGGCAGAATAGCCCGGCGGTTACCAAAGCGCAGCTCGGGCCGTTCCAGCTTGCCTACAAGTGGCAGCGACTCGGCAGGATTTAGGATGAGGATTTAATGGCAGATCAAACGATTGGCGATTGGACTGTAGATCAGCTTGTTCGCTTTCTACAGAACATACTGGATGAATCCCCTCCATCGAGGATTCCTACGCTTGTTTGTGATGAAGCAATCGTCCAACTCAAGCTAACTTTAGGCGACCAGATTCAGTTTTCGCAGGTCCAAACTACCGTAGGCTCTGCGGGCTCAGCTTCGGCTCTACCAGCAAATCCTTCCGGATACCTGAGAATCCTAGACCATACAGGTCAGCCCTTCGTTGTTCCATACTACAAAGCCAGTTAGGAGGATAAATGGCACAAGACGCTACCGGGACTCCCACCCCAAAGGGTATCCCCAAGTTTAATACTGCCGTTGATCCGCCTTCTGGTAAGGGCTTCAACGCAGCAATGGATTTCATTGATGGGCTACTTGATAGTTACGTGTCAAAGCCGTCAGGTATTGCTGTCGGTGAGGTTCCAGTCTGGAACGGAACTACTTGGGCTCGTTCGAGTGTAACTCGGATTGCCACCGTTCGCCCTCAGGACTTGACGCAGGATGGAGCTACAACGGGTCAGGTGCTTGCCTGGAATGGATCTATTTGGGCTCCAGCATCCGCCGCTGGTGCGTCCCTTGTGACCTCACTTCCGGGGTCGCCAACGGATGGCCAAGAAGTTATCCTTGTGGACTCTCTGAGCAATCCTACTTATTCCTGGCATCTGCGTTATATAGCTGCTAAGCCAAGTAACAAATGGGTATTTATCGGCGGGGCTCCAATGACCTCCGGGCCTGGAACACAAAGTTCTGCCATTACCACAAGCTATGCGACATATACCACCTCTACTCCAGCCACGGGCCCTATCCCGGTCACAGGATTGTACTTGGTGACCATCATGTTCCGCGCTGAAGCGTCGGGGGCATACCCTTCTGACATGATGTTCGCCGCCTTCGACGCGGGCGGAGTTACTGCCAATGACAGTGATGCTGCGACCGCGTATGTGGGGTCCAGTATCGCACAGGACAACATCACAAGCCAGCGGACTGTAATCAAGAGCCTTAATTCCGGCACCGCCGTGCAGCCCAAAGTACGCGCCCGAAGCAACACAAATATACGGACGAACTTGCTTACTGTTCAGGTTGAACCATTGGCCGTAGGGGGCTAAGGAAACCTATGTCTAACACCTACTATCAGCAATATCAGGGTCAATATAGGGTTATTCCTGGTGCAGGAACCTATCTGGAAAATCAGGCGAAAGCACAGTCTGCCTATGAGAGAGCTAAAGCCCAGCTTATGGCTCAACGACAGCAGGCACAGATCAAGGCGGGCTTGAACCAGAACTATGAGGTTGACCCTTACGCTCAGTATGGTGGGTATCAGCAGATGCTTCAAACTCAGGGTCAGGAGCTTGCAGCCGCCAATGAGCAGGCACAGCAGCGCGGTTTCTTCGGGCCGGGTCTTGGCAACCAGGGAGAATCAGCTCTCAGATACGGACATGCGGTGCAGGCGCTTGGATTCAAGAATGCGCTAGCGGATTATGAGTCACAGTACCAGGCCCAACTCGGCGAACTCGAACGGCAGAGGAAGGCGGAAATGCTTGCAGCCCTACAATCTGCGGCAGACAACGCCTTTGGCGACTGGACTCCGCCTGGTTATGATCCCATCTATGATACTCCGGAAACAAAGTCTCCGGCAGGCCCTCCCGCCAAAAGACCTCCAGTTCGCAAGCCTCCGGCTAAAAGAAAGCCCCCCATCCGCAGAGCGGGTGGTACAACTCTTAGGGTGATGTAATGAGTGTATATGAATCGGGTGGGAAAAACGCACCTCCCAAAAAGCCTCCGGCGAAGAAGAAGCCAACTATTGGGTTTGATCCCCGAAGGATGGCTAAGACTTTGACGGATCTGGAATACGGCTCGAACATTGCCGAGATTCAGCGCCAGATTGCCCGCAGCCAGGCCCAGGAGGAGGAAGCCCTGAAGGACCTTCAGGCATGGGCAGCGCAGATTGAGGACCAGCGGGCACGGGGGGCAGCTGATGCTGCAGCAGCTTGGGAACAGGGAATCCAGCAGGCTCAGACCGCCCAGGCCAACATCAATCAGCTATTTGGGGGCGCAGGAGGCCCTGAGGGTGCCGCTTATGGCCAGGCAGGTATTGATATGCTTTCAGCCTTGGCAGCCTCAGACAAGTCGTTTGACGCACGTATGGCCCCTATTCTGGCAGCTCAGTCCCTTGACTATAAGCGACGTGCTTCCGGGCTGTTCAACCAACAGCAGCAGGAGCTACAGGGCAATCTAAGGGACCTGCGAAGGGAAAAGGGGCAGGCATTCCAGAAGAATCTGCTTGACCTGATGAATGTCGCCTGGCAGAGAAGGCAGGACCTTTTCCAGAATCGGCTAGCGCAGGAAGCCCTTAACCAGAGTAAGGCTATGGCGGGATTGGATATTGAGGCTAAGAAGCTCGGCATTGAGTCCGACAAGCTTGGTATCCAGGCTCAGAAGATTGCACTCCAAAAGTCCACTCTTGAACTTCAGAAGATAGCCACACAAGATCCAAGTGGGATCAATTGGGACGACCCAAGTACTCGGAGTATGATCGGCAACGCAGCTTTTGCCGGTGCAATCAACAAGAACGATTCAACGTTTATAGTGAACCCAAAGATTGCCCTTGCCAATGCAATGACTGCGCTTGCTCAAATGGGTCTTGAAAAGGATCCGCGGGCAATCCAGGCCGTCAGGAACACCTTCGTACAACTTCTTCGCCTAAGTCATGCCCACAAGAAGTGGGTTAAATGGCGCATCAATAAAAACGGGCAGCTTATCTATGCTCCGGCTGCCAATAAACCGGCAATCGTTAGAAACAAACGATATCCTCGCTAGAGATAGGAGAGAGAATGGCGACTAATCCATTTGGGGGACTGGGCGTTAATCCGTCTGGTTCTAACCCATTTGGGGGGTTGCCGGAGCCTTCCCCACCCCGCCCGCGCAAGAAGAAGAAGCCGAAGATCGACCAAAAGGCGCTTCTAGAACTTCTCAAGTCCGACATCCCCAAGGAACAAAAGGCCATCGCACTAGCGGCGGCCGGGCTTACGCCCAGGCAAACGGCAACAGCTTTGGCTGCGTCGGAGTTCATGGGGCATAGGTCATTTGGCGACCGCCTAGTTCGCGGAATCGGTAAAGGTACTTTCCGTGGTGTCAGTTGGACGCTAGATAAGCTTATGCGGCCCTCTTGGTCGGTTACCGCAGCTACCGATGAGTTCATCGATGAGGTAGCCAAGAAAGGCGCTGATCTAGGGGACATCGGTCGGGTCGCAAGGGCAGCTGGTCGCGGTTTCACTGGCAAAGAGCGGAAAGGCTTCGGGGAGGTCCTTGATAAGCACGGAGTCCTCAAGGGCCATAAGTTCACCCGGGGTGCGATCGGCTTTGGCCTTGATGTGGTCACCGACCCCATTATGCTTCTCTCCCTTGGTGCCAGCATTCCTACGGGTGGTGGTGCAACGGCGGCATATTTGGCAGCTAAAACCGCTGGTAGGGCGGTTACCCCAAAGGTTATCAAGCTGGCCGCCCAGGAAGCCGGACAGAAAGCACGAATGGGTGCAACTGATGATCTTACCCATGAGTTGCTCAAACTTGGTGGAGAGAAGTTTGCCCATCGTCGCGCCCTACTGGAGTTCAACAAAGCCAACTCTGAAAGACCGGCATTGGGCCTCACCCACGAACAGGTTGTAGCCCTGCGATCAGAGGAAGCCCTTCTTACCTCTATGGCAGAGAAAGAGGCCCTCGAAAACGACTTTCGGAAGATCTATCTTCGCTACGGTACTCGCAAGCATCACATCAAAATCCCGCTTGGTCCACGGCTAGCTCGACCGGGGCAGAAGATTGCTCGTGCTGGCATCCCCGTTATTAGCCAGCTATCAGATCGGCTTGGTCGGGCCTTTGTTCCTGACTGGAAGAACCCGATTATTCGGGCTGGTCAGCTCGCTAGGCAGCATGTTGCCGAACAGAATGCTGTTATGCAGCGCCAGGTCATTAGCCGCATCTTCAATGGGGTTGATGAAACCATGGATGTTGACCACTTCCTACGTGGCTTGCATTACATGGAGCAGCCGTTGAAGACTAAGCGCGGGGGTACCTGGAAGTCTGTTATTCCTGACAAAAAGGGTGGCTACAAGCTCAACGAGAAATACATTGAGCTACTCAAGAGGCGGGGGCTGCTCGACCATAGCCAGGAGGATGCCATTAGGCGCTTCTTTGCGGCAACAGAGGCAATGTTTGCCTTCGATAGGGCGGCTGGTGTAGCTGTTGACCACTTTGGCGCAACCGGCCGTATGTACGTCCCACACATCGTCAAAAAGGACGGGGAGTCCGCAGTTCCGACTATTACTCAGCGTGGGTTGCTTACTGAAGCTGGGTTCCAGAAGCACCGAAAAGGTAGTCTCTCTTTGCTAGAGATCAAGAAGTTGGTTGATGAGGGAGTTCTTCCTAAGGACATTGAGACCAACCCATTCAGGCTACTCGCCCACCGTTCTCGTGCTGGTGCGGAGAGGCAGGCGGACATGGCCCTCATCAATACATTGAAGGCCAGTATTGGTATTCCAACGAGGCTGGTTGATGAGAAGGCGGTTGCCCGTGCCACCAAGCGACAGGAGGCCGCACTCGCTAAGCATGAAGCCGCTATGCGGGCTGCCGCCCACGCTGAGGAGGAGTATCACAAGGCGCTTGATGACTTCAAAGAGCGTCTCGCGAAGTTCGTAGAGAAGGGTCGGAAGGAAAACGCTAAGACGGCCAAAGCCCTTCGAGCACAAGCTAAAGCCGCCCAAATCAAGAAGCTGGAAGCCGCCATCAAGCGGGCACAGAATCCGCGCGGCGGGAAGCCCGTAAATGAAGCTAGGATCGCCGAACTTCAGAAAGAGATTCGCAGAGTTCGCGCGTCCAGAATTAGCACCCCTGAGCTGGTGGAGAATGAAAAGCAGCTCAAGCTTCTTGAGGAGTCATATGAGAACACCCTAAAGGTCCTCAAAGACCCAAGAAGCAAAATCCACAAGAAGGTTGTCGGAGAGCAATACCTGGCTCTCAAGACTGCTCGGGAGACTATGGCGGATGCCAAGAAGGAACTACAAAGGGCTAATGCTGCCTACAAGCGTGCAGTAAATGGCAAAGATAACCCGGCAGTAAAACCTGATATGCATGTGGATAGCCGGGCTCTTGACAAGTATGGGCATTCATTTGCTTTTCCTCAGGAAGCAGCCCTGGGCTTCTTGCGCCTAGAACGAATTGTGAGCGGGGACGACTCAGCCATCGAACACTTTGTTCGCACCTTTAGAAAGTGGCAGGGTGCCTGGAAAGTCCTTGTTACCGTCGTCAACCCGGGTTACCGAATCCGGAACACCATGACGGATATGTGGAACATGTGGCTTTCCGGAGCCAACCCGCAGGACGTTGCCAAGTATGGTGTAAAGGCTGCCCGCATTATGAAGCGGGCTTCAACGGGCGACCCTGAGGCCTTCTTTTGGGTCAAAGAAGCGGCAGATCACGGCATTCTGGCGGGTCTGTTTGCGGGTGATATTGCGCAGGTTGAGAAGTACTTCAAGTACGGGGGTAAGACTTACCGCGCCCTTCGCAAAGACCACAACTACATCTCCCTGGTAACCAAGATCATGCAGGACTTCAACAAGTCCGCAGAGAACTGGGGTCGTCTAACGCACTACATGTGGAGGCGTCAGGGTCTAAAAGAGACCCCCGGTGAAGCTGCTATGCGGGTCAAGCTGGCCCACTTCGACTATGAGGACCTCACCCCATTCGAGCAGAAGCTCCGGGATACCATTTTCCCCTTCTATACCTGGACGAGGAAGAACATTCCCTACCAGGTCAAGAAGATCTTCCAGGAACCCGGACGGTACTCCGCCTTCCCGAAACTAGTACAGGAGGCAACCTACGCTGCCGGGGCTCAAAATCAACCGGTCCCCGAATATGTGGAAACCGGCATGGGCTTCCCCATCGGGAAGAATCGATATTACCTGCCGCAGTTTGGTGTTTCCGACCTGACGGTCTTCCAGGGAGCCGGGGAGCCATTCGACCGGGCTTTCACGATGCTTACCCCTGCCGTCAAGGTGCCAATCGAACTGTACCTAAACAAGTCGTTCTTCACGGGCCAGCCTATTGCAAATGAACGGCATCCGAGGGCACCGGTTACCCCGTTGGGTGCAAAGCTGCTCTCGCTTCTTCCTGGAAGCAATGTTGGCCCGACCAAGCGACAGGATATCACCGGGCCTGGTGCAAACCCGTACTATGCATATCTGCTCTCGCAGATTCCTGCCCTTAGATTGGCCGGGGTTGTCGGTCCTGGTAGCATTACCGCAAAGCGGACTGGTAATGCGGCAATCACCTCGTGGCTTGGTGGTCAGTCGGTGGTTAGCGCTGATCCGGCCGCGCAAGCGTACTTCGACTCCCTGGCCATTCAGGAGAAGATTGACAAAATGCTTCAGGGCCTTCGGGATGCGGGGATTATGCCCGTTAAGAAGCGCAAAAAGAGCGAAGTCGATAAACTGATTGAAAAGGTTCTAAGGGGGTAACAGTGGCAGTCAATCTGGACGTCTTCTTTACTGACGTGCTAAAGGCCATTGGTGCTCCTGTTACCCCTCAGAACCTTCAGTTCCTTAAGCGCTGGCAGGTACATGAGGGCGGTTGGACGAACAACTCAGCTACCTTCAACCCCCTTAATACCACGCGCGGTCCTGGTAAGCCAATCAACTCCGTTGGTGTAAAGGCGTTTCCCAACTACCAAATCGGGGTGAGATCGACGGCTGAAACGCTGCTCAATGGGCGATATCCCAACTTGGTCGCTGGCCTAAGGACGGGCAATCCGTACAGCTTCGATCTAACAGGAGACCTATCAACTTGGGTAAGTGGAAGCCCCACAGGTGGGCTAAGCTACGCACAGCGAGTCCTCGGCACAAAGAGTATCGGGGGCCAAAAAGCTCCGGCATTGGCGGTGCCGAAAAGCACCAACGCGCAACCAGCCTTCCAGGTGCTAAGCAGGCGAAAAGCCATCGCACAATCTCTCCTAGACTTTGTGCTCAACTATGCACAAACGGGCGAGGTTACAAGCAACTCTGTTGCCCGGTTGGTTGGGGCTGTCGATCCTAAGGGAACCGTAGAGCCACCTACATATTCCCAAGCTAAGTCCAAAGCCCGGTCTCCACTAGCTAGTGGGATTATTGATACCGTCCTAGCTGCCGCCCATCAGCAAGTGGGAAAGCCATACCAGTTTGGTTCAGGTCCGGATACTTCATCCTTCGATTGTTCAGACCTGATTCAGTGGGCATATAAGCAGGTAGGAATCAACCTACCCCGGACAACCTATGAGCAGATCAAAGTTGGGGTTCCGGTTGATCCAAAGGATCTACAACCCGGCGATCTAGTCTTCCCATCTGAAGGTCACGTCGTTATGTATGTTGGCGGCGGGAAGGTGATTGCTGCTCCTAGGACGGGAACGGTTGTCCAATACCAGCCCCTCTCACGCTTTCGTAAAATCGTTGCAGTTAGAAGGATCGTTCAGTAATGGCGGAAGATGGACACCCTAACGACAATCAGCGTGTAAGCGTTTCACTAGCACAACTCCGTGCCGAACTAACGGCTCTTGAGCTGCGACTGGTAGATCGTCTAAACATTGCGCTGGCTAACAAAGCGGACAGAGTTTCCGTAGAGGAACTGATGGTTCGATTCTCGGATGTACAATCGCGTATCTCTGTCCTTGAACAGCGGGCTATTGTGAGGGACGGTCCTCAGGCTGCGAAGATTGAAAAGCTGGAGCAGGAGGTTGGAAATCTACTGAGCCTTGCTGGATACAAACGCTGGTTGTGGGCACAAACGGTTGCCCTAGTCGGCATTGCGGTTCCTCTAGCCGCATTCTTCATTGAAAACTGGTTCGGAAAGTAGGAGCATACATGGCTAACAACGAACTAAAGCGAAACGAGCTTCATCCGAAGGCTAGTGGGGCAGCCCTCGGTGGGTCGTTTGCCATCCTTATCACCTGGGTTGCAGGCCTCTTTGGGGTTGAGATTCCCAACGAGGTTGCTGTGGCGGCTGGTACCCTACTCGCCTTCCTTGGAAGCTATCTAGCTAAGTCCCCTTCTTAGTTCACGATGGCTCGGTACGACTATGGGTATCTCCGCTCGTGGGATGACCCGAAATACATTCAGCAGCTATATGACCGGGGTTATGGTGGGGTTCTCTTTCAGATGGACGACCCCCGGCTACCAGGTCTGGTAGCTACAGCGAGGAGAATCGGACTTCCATATGGGATTTGGGGAGCGCCCAACCAGACTCCGGATGGCAGAGAGCTATCCCCGTACGAATATGCCAGACTTATGTCTGACCTGGTTAGAAAGTACGGGGCCTCTGTTGCCTCTCTCAACTTGGAGTTCCCATACAAAGGCGGGCCTGGTTCTCCCGAATGGAACCGTAGCGCTGAGCTAGCTGGATATTGGCGGAAACTGGTTCCTAAGGGCGTACGAACGTGGATTGCTCCACTTGGCAGCCAGTGGGCAGGGACGCAGCCCCATGGGGATCCCAACTTCAACTTTGCTGCCTGGAAGGATATTGTTGAAGCCTGGCACCCCCAGGCATATGGAGCAACCCTCAACCAGCTGTCTGATCCGCGATTGGTTGTTCAGGCCCTCATCAACGCCGGGATTCCTCCCGAACGAGTTGTACCGCTTATTGCCCCTGGTCAGACTTATGGCGGGGCTGCCCTCTATGGCCTCAATGAGTTTGGAGACCTCCCAAAAGCCTACGCCCCGGAAACCCCCCAACGGGATACTGGTGGGCCGGTTGCACCTACCCGTTCGACAACTAGAGAGGCGGGGGCTAAGGGGCGCTCTCCATTGGAATTCCTGGGCCGGGGTTTTTCGCAAAGCCCCGAAAGGATTGCCCAGCAGGGGCTACAATGGTTCGGAAGAACCTTCAAAACTCAGCAGGAGTTTGCCCAAGAACTACAAAGGCGTGGACAGTCTTATGCTACCTGGGCTAGACTACATCGTCCCGCCGCACAAGCCCTAGCAGGGAGGAGTAATGCCAGATCTGGTCCTAGATTTGTCGAATAACAACCCCAACCCTAATTTCAAGACGCTTGCCCAAAGCGGGATCAAGGGCGTTATGCTCAAAGTGAGCGAAGGGGCGACCTTCACTGATCCTGTGTTCCCCGACTGGTCTAGGCGGGCACGTGCAGCGGGTCTGAGGGTCGGAGGCTATCACTTCGCCCAGCCCCACGGGGGAGACGCCCTCGATGAGGCCCGACACTTTGCCTCCAAGCTGGGTACCATTGAGCGGAGAGACTTTCGCCCGGCCCTCGATCTGGAGGCCAATCCCGGGAGACTCTCAGCCAAAGAACTAGAGGAGTGGGCTAGAACGTTCAACCAGGAAGTGAAGCGGCTTACCGGGGTTCTCCCTATGTTCTATGCGTCCAGGGGTTGGATTGCGTCTATGCGCCTGGAGAAGCCCATTGGGGCGGCACTATGGCTGGCTCACTGGTCTAATGACGGCCTTCCCTTTACCCCGGAACCACCTCCACCTTGGAAGAAGGTTCCTCCACTCCATCAGTTTACGTCGGAGGCCAACGGTCCAAGCCCGCTCCACCCCAAGGGTATCAGCGGTAGGGTTGACATCAACCAGATTCTACGGCTGCGTCCGCTCTTGGCCCATCCTATCCTGGGTTGGTTCTAATCATGCCCCTTCAACTGAGGGAAAAGCTTCTACTTGGACGCCCATCAAATGACCCGCTCTCACGTCTTTTTAAGTCCTTCGGGAAATTGGTAGAACGCGGCATTAAGTGGGACGAGAGAATGGGTAGCCCGCTTATGATGGCAACCGGCCCAAAAATTGACGAACTCATCAAGGTAGGAGCCTTTGTTGCACGTCGGCCAGGCATCAAAGACGATATTGATGAACTCCTAGACCTCATCCGCGGAATTGAACGCCCTGGAATCAAGGTCTACCCTAAGAGCAACTATGCCGGGGATGTTGGCTTTCCAGATCGGATCCCCTTTCTGTTGGATAAGCAGAGTGGGAGGATTGCTCTCGGACAGCCTGGTGAAACCCACGGAGGACTCGCCCAAAGTGTCTTCCGCAGACCGACGTCTAAATTGACGCGCGAAGACATGGGAAGAACTAGGCAGGGTTTCTTTCGGGTTCACGGAGGGACTTTGATGTCTGACTTGGACGTCGGAACTTACTCCGGCAATCCACTACCGGAGAACGTGGCCCATTTGCACCGACTACTCGGCCATGTACTCCGCAACTATTCGGACGACGTAATCAAAGCTAGAACCCCATGGAAGTCTACCCCACTACTGGAACGGGCAATCGAAAAGAACGGACCGGAGCGGACGGCAAGACTCATGGGCGTATTGGGTATTACGGACCCAAAGAAGATGGAGGAAGTCCTCCGTCGATTTGCTGACGCGGAACGTTTGCGCAAGTATCGGCGTTAGTATTTACCAGCCGTTAGGCTTCTATGGGATGGTTATGCGCACCCTACCGCATCGTCGGAGGGCACCATACCCATAGGTTGGCCCCCATGTAGGCTACATACAGCTTACATGGGGGCCATTTTTTGCTATGCCTTAGCGCGGTATGCCTTCTTTGGGGTCGTATTTCCACCGAAGCCCCGGAAGTCATCCGGCCACTTCTTACCCGACTTGCCACCCTGGAGATTGGACGTAGAGTCTTCCTTCGTCGAGGAAGGCGTATCCTTGTGCCCAGGTTGGGTAGGTGGTTGTTCGTTGGAGATATCCGGTTTTCTCTCTGTCAAACAGACCTCCAATCTCGGCCACGACGTTCTTGGCATTGATGCCGTAACCCACGGCGCAATGATGCGAGTGGGCGGTAATCACGTTGCACTCATACTTAGTACTGAGTGTGCGAGCGGTGGACAGAGGAACCCTGGTATAGCTACCAGGATGGCAGATATACCACCGCCCCTCCTCATCTTCGTCTCCGACCCACATGTGATCCAAGTTGGTGAACCTGATGCGGTCTAGCTCCTCCCTATCCAGAGGCCCAAACACCAGCTTCATAGCCTCCTGGAACTTCATAGCGAAGCCTAGCGCCTTGTGAAGGCGGGCATCATGGTTCCCCCACAGGAAGTAGACTGTATCGAAAGACTGCAACAGGGTATGCATAACCATTCCGGCTTCTGCCACCTCAGCCTCCAGTCCACCAAGTTCCTGCTTCGGTTCGTACATAGACAGGGCGTCGAAGTTGAAGAAGTCACCAGCAATGATTAGCTTGGTGATCCCTCTCGCCCGGCTATCCTGCAAGAACTTGTTGGCATACTCTGCATCGTAGAGCGGAATGTGCCAGTCTGCGGTGATCGCATACCTATCGTTCTTTGGAACGACAATTGGCTTGTCCCACTCGATGTTCAGTCTTTCGGCCACCGGTGGGTCTGTTGGAAGCAGGTGACGGGTAACCCTCATAGAGGCCAGGCCCCGTCTAATGGTACTCTCATTGACGCCAAACTTCTCAGCGATCTTGCGGTTGCTGAGATTCTGTTCGACGGCCATGCGAGCTGCTTCTCTCCAATCGATCTTTGATCTGCTAATGGCGTACTCCATTCAGATAGGATTTTATAGCGTCTAGCCCCGCCTTATAGCGGTTAGCTACAGTCGTGTGGCTAACTTGTAGTATGGGCGCTGCTTGGCGGGTTGAGTAACCCAACAAACCACAGAGAAGCACCGCCTGTTGCCTCTCAGGTTTCAATTGTGCAAACGCCCGACGGAAGTCAATGAGTCTAATGTGAACCCAGGGCTTGTATCTGGCTTCCAGTAGTTCCTCATATCCTTCGGCAACAGCCTCCACTTCTTCTGAGCTGTAGTTAGCTTTCCGCAACAAGACGCCATCCTCCGGTATTTAGGGAGCGGCAGTATCGAATGAGTGCCCGCTCAATGACGAGTTCAGTTGGGTACCATCCCGCCTCGAAAGCCAACCATCCTGCGATTGCGCCTTCTTGAACGAGATCATCGAACTCCGCTCCCTGCATACCAACGAAGCGCCTTGCACAGCGCTCGAACAAAGGCCAGTACGCTGCGATCCTCTCAGACCCATCATGCTCGGACCAAGCGACCGCAGCCATAGCTTAGAACAGGTCCTTAACGGAGTCCTGGGACCCCCGGTTGACAACCTGCCGCTCCGACGGCTCAACACCCTCGACAACAGCGAGAGACCGGGCATTGATCTGAATAGACTGGCGAACCTCGCCGTCTTTCTCATACTTGCTAACAGTTAGCTTGCCGTCGGCGGCCAGCCAGTCCCCCTTCACAGGCTTGAAGGGAAGGTTGTCCTGTAGCTCGGGCCAAACGGTCACACGCACCAAACGGCCGTCGATCCCGATCGTCTTGATGACGTAATCAACAACCTCCTGGCCATTCGCCTCCCGGGTAACCGGGTCGAACTGAATGAAACCACAAGCGGTAGCGTAATCTGCCATTACTGTTCTTCTGCCTTTCTTAGATAGTTTGCTGCTCGCTCTAGCCAATGGGAATCCATCCAGTTAGCTAGAGCACGATTACATCGTACACAAAGTAGGCCACGAACCACCATACGGTAATGATCGTGATCCATATCTAGTCTCCGGTTGGGAGAAGGTTGGCGACCACAAATAGCGCAGCCACCTCCCTGAGCTTCCAATAGCTCATCGTACCTGTGCCTATTGGCTCTAATGAATCTACGATGCTTGTTACTCTGTCTCCTCCGGGAGTTCGATTTCTTCGATCCACCAGGCATTGGCTTTATCAGAGTGTCCTTGGAGTTCGTAGAACTTCCCGTTTAGGTACACCACGTCGAAGTCGCACAGATTGATGTACCCGCACTCAAGAAGTTCTTGGTGTGTAACCCACAGGAGCCCGTGTTTGTCTTGATAGATCTTGGCCCTGTTGTTAGGGTCGTGAGGAATCACCCTCCCTTCTACATGTTCAGTCATTAGAAGGCCCCACTGAATCCTGAGAGGTTCACAACGGCAATCCCGCCGTCCGGACGGTCAACGATATCGGCGTAGATGGTTGAAACCTGAGCAGCCCTTCGAGCTTTGAAGTTCTTGATCCTCAAAGTTCCATCCTCCACTTTGTACATATCGTAGCCGGAGTCCACGGCGGCAGTAATGTCGCTGCTACCCCTCGCTCGCTTGAACGATGACGTGCTATCCGTCTTGTTGACATGATGGATGACGAGTACGGCAGCCCCCGTCTGTCGCGCTAGTGGCACTATGGCATCATTGAATAGGGCAGACATTGGGCCTGACGCATTCTCATCCTGGCCATGCAATCTCGTTAGAGAATCCAGCACGATTAGAACTGGCTCCAAGTCGATAGCTTCGTCCAATAGAGCATCCGGGTCTTTATCAAGACGGATACCCGCATTGCTGATGTAGCGGATGTTATCCGCCGCTTCTTCCGTTAGACCCAATCTCTTGAACCTGTCAATGATTAGGTCCTCCGGGTTCTCCTCATCAATGTAGAGTACAGGACCCTGCTCCACGACGGAATGCCCGAGCACTGCATCCCTTACTCCAGCGATGGCAACCGCCATATCCATAGTAACGAACGACTTGCCAATGTTCGGTTCGCCGATAAGGATATGCACGTCGCCACGGCATAGCAGCCGATCAATGACCCACTTAGGCGGAGTTGGTGGAACAGTGAGGCTTAGGGTTCTGAACCTAGACTGATGAGATTGTCTGCGTTCAACCAGAAGGCGAAGGGCGTCCAGACTATGATCTTCGAAGAACTCGCATAGATCATTGATTCCACGGGGCAGTACAATGCGTTTGGCCTTTCGCCCCAACGATGCACGAATGGCTCGATAGCATTCATCAACCCGTCCAGCGACTCGATAGTCCAAGTCGTTGTCGAGGATGACCCATACTCGTTCTGCAGATCGCAGATCATTAGCCATCCCTTGATTCCAGGTTTCGATTCCAGGAAGGCCAACGACTCCAACATCCTCTCGCTCGCCGATCTCTTGTCTAAGCCGCATGGTATCTGTCTCACCTTCAACGAGAAAGATCCTCGGTTTTCCAAGATCCCTGCGATTGTAGAGAATGGGATCAACGCCCCGGCTCCATCGAAAAGAACGCTCTCCCTTGGGGATGCCATAGCGTTTCTTAGCCAGGTCGCCGTATGGGAATACGACGGCTCCGTCGGGGTCAACCCGGATACCAAAGTCCGCCACAGTTTCCGGAGTGATGCCTTTGGAAGCGAACCAGTCAAGAACCGCCTGACTTGTAGTAGCGTCAATCATCTACCTCTCTCTCATTAGCCAAAACACTTCCCTAAGTGTATCCTCCCAATCCCCCTCGAAGCAAAGCGCCCGATCATCAATGTAGATATCCGCCGGTGGCTTATATGGCCTACGCCAGATTTCAATATGACCAAGCCCAACTTTGTCCAACATTGAGCGAATGTATTGGTACTCACTCTCCGCCTGGTCGGGGATTGGGATTTCCTCTCCGGGCAACGGAACCTTGCCATCTTTGAATGGCGCTACCGGAGCTACTCGTACAGAATGGATTATGACGGTACCAATACTGTCAAAGGCACGCAAGGCTTTGACGGCCCCTGGCAACCATTCTCCATATTCGGGATAGACGTCTTCAACACACGTCCCATCCCAATCTACTGCGATAATAGGCATTTGACGTACTCAGCTCCATTGATGTTGAAGAACACAGCAGCCGCATGGTCTTCATCTGTCTCACCCGCTAGCCACTGCCGGAAATGTCTGGCGGCCGACTCCCGAAACCGTTCATACTCCTCAGGCCCGGATGCCAGCATCCAGTTACGGGCGGAATACTTCTTCGCGCCAGCGGTCAGGTGTGCTGCCCATCGATCAAGCATTGGCCCATCGAAGATAAGCAGGTAGTTGATCTTATCGGTAGCAACGTCACGAACCATACCTGACGCGAACTCCATCCGTTCTCCGGAGTCTCTAATCTCGAATGTGCTCAATGAACCTCCCGATCGTTTCGTCGAACTCTACAGCAACTATACCACTCTGTCGAAGTACGTAGGCTGGATGCCAGCAAGGGAAGAAGACCGGTCGGACTCCAGGGAGGTGAATAGTAGCACCAATCAGCCCCCCGAGGCGTCCTTCAATGTCAGCGAATGCTTCAACCGCTACACGTCCGAGCAATAGAACCGCCCTTGGACTAACGTCTTGAAGCTCTTGCCATAGAAGGCTACTATGGTCTTCTATCTGTTCTTTGGTAGGTGTTGGATTCCCTGCACCCACGTCCCCCTTGAAGACGTTTGTGACGTAGCAATCCGCTAGATCAAAACGATGGGAGGCGAAGGTAGCTGCTAGAAGATGTCCAGACCTTCCGCAGAATGGCACACCTCTTTCGATCTCCATTCGGCCGGGTGCCTCCCCGACAACCATTCCGGCAGCAGGTACAGGTCCGACACCCGGTACAGCAACGGGGTACTTTGTCATTCTTCAACCTGATTGGCCACCTTACGGAGATTCTCCAAAGCCGCAGTCATCGAGGGAGTGGTAGCCGGAAGTTCCTCTGCGAGGACCTTATCGACGGCGTTGAGGAGTTCGTAAAGCCTATACTCAACGCTTAGAGCCCGATCCATCCAATCAATGAGTCCATCGGACTCCGCCCGGGCAGTCTTCTCCCAATCATCCCGCTCCTCTCGGAGTTTGTTGTAATCATCCATCATTTCTTTGATGACACACCAGATCTGGTAGACCTCGGTTGTGTGCTCCCGGCTAGCCCTCTCAATGACATATGACCACCAGGCCGGTTCCTGCGGCATATTGTTAGCAATGCTTTCGCGGAGAGCGGCAGCAATGTCGCTAAGGCTAGGTGCCTGCTCTTTAGTCATCTGCTTCGTCATCCTTTGACTCCTCGTCTTCGGATTCATTCTTGGGATTGTCTTCGGTCACCGGAAGCTCGAGCTGGCTAAAGGCTTCATCCTCGAGTTCCATAATCTCCCCGAAGTATTCCTGGAGTTCTTTCTGGTGTCCGGCTTCGTCCAACATCTTCACCAAGTCGTTATTCATCTTCAGCAACTCATTGAGCATAGCTGTCAATAGACGAATCTCGTGAGTTGCCTCCTCACACCGAGCTAGTGCCTGTCCGGTTAGGGTGACATAGCACTGGGTTACCGTTCTGATCTTCCCCTGGGTATAATCCTGCGAACACCTGCACTGATGATCGAACCCGTATACCCAGTTCCACCGTTTACGATTCGCAGCAAACTCCGCCTCCTGTTGGTCAAGGAAAGCGACCGTCGCTGCGTCAGGCTCGTGATCGTACTCTGTGGGTAGATCCCAATCTTCGCCATTCTCCTCGGGATCAACCATGTCATAATCAGTCATGGAGTCCTTTCTTCTCCGACCAATTGGTCTGTGTGTATTCCATACTCACTGTAATAGGCACGACTTCACTAATCTTGGGATAGTCCATCCACTGAGGAATCCGCTGTACCAACCAATCGAACTCCTCGGCGGCCACATCAAAAACTAGCTCATCGTGAATGACGGTAACCAAGTGAGACCTACATTCCGCTAGCTCGCGGTGACAAACCCGTAGTCCAGACCGCATCACTTCTGCGGCACTGCTTTGGACTACAGCATTGAGCATCTTGTGCGAACTAGTGGGATGCAGGCGTGCCCCTGCTACCGTCTTTAGATAGCCTCTGCTGTTGTACGTTGCTTCCAACGCACTAATGACTCTCCTGATCCCAGGCCACCTCCTATGGAACCTGTCAAGTACTTTACCAGCATATTCCCAGGTGACCGGGATGTTCCCACCTTCATTGTTGAACTGAACCAGATAGCGCATAACGGCTGGCTTGCCTCCGCCATACACCATCGAGAAGTTCATGTTCTTCCCAAGCTGCCGTTCGGCATCGGTAGGCTCCCGGTCAATCTGGAAGATACCTCGCGCACTCTCTTTGTGCAGGTCGGTATCCGGATCTAGTAGGACGTCCCTCATACTGCTATCCCCTAGCTGGCTCATGTAGTAGGCTAGAACCCGCATCTCGATCTGATCGTAGTCTCCAAAGACTAGATAGTCGAGCTTGGGGATGAACGCCCTCTTTACCACTTTGTCCTTACGGGGAAGCGTCTGGATGTTCATTGCGGGATATCCATTCTCGGTGGGTCAAAGTTGTACCCACGCCAGAACTCATCGTCGTATACAGCCCACGGATTGCCCGTAGGCCCAATAATGATGATCTCGCGTCGTAGTCTAAAGGCCTCCCTAATGAAGCCCTGGGTACCTTTGGAAGAACCGTCCCAAAAGACCAGGCATGAGTTCGCGTGTCTGGCAATGAGCTTGTTTCGCCTATGTCCTGCGCCCTTGCCATACTTCTTCCACTCAGCCTCATAGATAACAAGATCCCGTCCCTGTTCCTCTGCGTAAGTCGCAGCCCAGGTATCCGGACCTCTTGCGTCTCCGGTGACAATCCCCCATTCCAGCGGCATGTGATCCATGTTCATACGAACAAGGGCGGAGCCTTTGGCAACCGTCTCCAACTGATCGTTTGCCGACATTTTGTCCCAGGTTTCCTTATCGAAGGGGTAGTAGCGGGAACCCGTGATGGAAACCCAATAGTCTGCCATCAGGAGTCCTCCGTTGAGCCAGCGCTGAATCGTCGGCCCTTGGTACCCCATTGCTTATGGTTCGGATGCAGAATCCCGTCACGCACCTCCGTTTGGAGTGGCTTGAAGTATGAGCTGTACAGCTTGGAGTCATGCCGTAGTTGTAGCAAGACCTCCACAAACTCATCATCAATAGCCTTTAGCACGTCCTTGCGGGTGGACTCCAAGTTGAGCCCCCTATCGGCCAAAGCCTGCTTTACCTGAACCGGGCTATTAGGGTTGAAGTCTTCGTTCCCAGTGAGATCCCTCAAGCGTAGCTCAAGGCGCAGGATGTTGTCTGCCAGCTGCTTCGTATAATCATTGACGTATTCTACGTCAACGCCAAGCCCCTGGCGTTCCATATCGAACAGAACACCCATTAGCTCCTGTTCTTCACGATACAGCCGGAGCAGGTCTGGATCAGCCTGCACCTCAGGCCAAAGGTACTCGAACAGTAGGAGGGTGAACTCAGCATCCTTACGGGCATATGGTTCCAAGACATCGCTTGGTAGCGCATCATACCCGTCTGCCTTCTTTAGACCTAGCTTCCTACGGGCAGCACGAAGCGCCTCGGACTCATCGGTTTCCAGCCCGAGTAGTTCCTTGGCTAGGCGCTTTAGGGCCTTCGGCTGTTGTTCGTTTACTAGGTGGGATAGGCATTCGGTATCGTGAATGCGGTACCAATCAATATCAGGTGACATCAATCCCGCAAGGACTAGCTTCTGAAGGTCGAACTTGGCGTTATGGAATACCAACTCGACGTCATTAGCCCGCAGTTCGGGCCAACGCATCGGGTCATCCAAGTCATATCGAACATCAGAACATAGCTCCCCTGCGGGATTGCGCCATGCCCTACTCACACAGAACGCGGTGTCCCAATAGCCTAGTCCAGTGGTCTCCGTGTCTAGCGCCAAGTATCCCATTGGGAACCTAACACTAGAACAGGACTTCCCTAGTCTTCTCGCGCTTGCTAGGAGCGTTCACAACCTCCCGCGCGGGACGAACAGGGCTTGCCTTATTGCCATCGTCATCCTCGTCGGCGACAATCCCGAGCATAGACATCAGGGCGTACCGACGGGCATAGGTAATCGCACTACCCAACCCCTGGGGGTTGTCCTTCTCGAGCATGAGAGGAACCTCGCCCTCGATAGTCTCCTGCGTCTCGGCGTCAATAATGCTGGTCTTCAAAGTAGGAACGCCAGCATCATCGCCCGATGGGGTCTGGACAAGAAGCAGCCCATGAGCGTTTAGGACAGGCAGTACCACATCCAGCAACTTACCTAGCGAAATGTAGGTATTGCGGAAATGCGGGTTGGTGGAATCCTTGGTCAGACCTTCAAACCCAGTGGTCTGGATTTCAAGGAGCTTACCAATGACTCCCTTAGGCGCGGCGTTTGTTGTATTCGGCATCAGTAGGAAACACCTCCGGTCGATAATTTTCATAACCCTTGCGCGGGACATACTGCCGCCCAAGTGTAAAGTGACCGATCTTCTCGGTCTTAGATCGTGGGCAGAGAGTTTCATCGAACTCACAGTACCGCTCATACCAAATTGGTACCAACTTCAAGTCGAAAACTCCCTGCTGCTTGTTCCAATATAGCTTCTGTTCTCGCTCCGGCATAGGAGCCAAAGCATCATTCAGGTAGTCGCCAGTCTCAGCATACCGGGTTCGGTATTCATCCACTGCGTCCAAGATCGTTTTCATGCGCCCATAGACTACCTCCTCCGGGAGCGGCTGACAGTCTGCCACTACTGGTGTAATGTCCACCGTATCATTGGTATCGTTCATCGGCCAATACAGAATCCCGAAGCCTTTGACGAGTGGAACCCCACGATTAGCAAGCGCGTGCCAATACGCGCTCAACTGCCAGATGTGCTCCGTCTTTGCACCATCCTTATCGATCCAATGCAATCCCTCGCCCCGAATGGTCTTCAAGTCCCCGAGACACCAAGCCTCATATTCCGGGTGCCAGAATAGCCAGTCGGCTGTACCGCCCCATCCCTCCGGTAGATCGTCATTGAGATTGACCTCATACTCAAAGCGAATCCCGGTTTCAGCCAGAACCTTATGGAACCACTCGTGCCATAGGGTACCGTGAAACAGCCGTACCGTCTGAATGATGGGACGAGGAACCGCAGGAGCGCCAACAGCCCGTAATTGTACAAACCTGAGCGGAGCACAAAGATCGCTGGAACAGTGTAGCAATCCGTCAGGCTCTCGCTTGGTCTCCTCAATCTTCGCCAGAAAGAGGTTTACTAGGTCTACGGGCAAGATAGCACTGTTTGCATTTGACATACGCTCTCGACTTTCCTCGACAGTATTTGAACTCATGGCATGAGCTGCATGTAGTGTGCATCGCCCACCCATAGCTATACCAATCCCTAATATCAGGTTCCTTCAAACTTCTTCTTGAGGCGCTCGTATTCCTTGCGCTCATTTTGTTCCACCTTGAGCTTTCGTTTCGCTTCTCTTTCGGCCTCTTTCGCTCTTAGCTTGGCGTCCAGCTTCTTTTCCTCCTCGGTCATAGGACGCCAGCCCCCAACAATTAGTTTATCCTCATAGTAGTTATCGATGAGGACAATCGGGTTCTTGAACCCGTTTGCAGCTTCATATAGCCGCATTACAAAGACATCCAGAGGGCCATTTGGGAGGTCTATGTAACGTTTCTCGTAAACGTGATTCTTCATTACTTATTCCTTCCGTTCGTCCGCGATCAATGGGGTGCCAGGTTAGGGGCTGGGGAGCCTTACGAACTGCCCGCCACGGATTCGATTCCCGTCACCTC